AGCACACTTATATATTATTTAAGTTTTATGCGAAACTCTGACTTTGCACCATGGGTGGTATCACCTCAGTTACTCCAACCCCGAATGAAAGTCACTACTTTATAATTTTGACTAATGCCTGGACGGCATGTCCTATTATCACACTTAGAATTACAAATAGGTGGATAGACACGATAACATCGCCAGCATCGCCCAATGCTGCGGGCCCTCCGCTTACGAGCGTAAGTGGAACGACCCCCAGAAACTGGACCTGCGCTTAGGCTTATTATATTTACACAAATTTCAACTGGCAACACATATCCCAGTCGATGGACACACAATAATAACGTGGCTAAACGGTCTGCCTTCATTGGTTGATCGCATTACGGTGATTGCGCACAATCTCAGCGCCAAGCATTCCTCCAGTGTACTCAACATTAGTGTTGGCCAATCGCTCATTTCTGTTCGACTTGTCAATCGCCATACTCTTGTGGGCATTGTGAGCTATTGTTTCCTCAGGTGTGGGCCTACGTATGAGCCCCTCTACGGGCTGGATTGCAGCCCCATTAGTCACATAATCGAATGTGTCAAATGCGGCGAAGCGTGCATTCCATTGGAATCCCATAGCCTGCCAATCCGATGGTGGCCTATTCTGGACTAGCATGTAATTCCACACGACTGGAGCATACAGCCTGCACACTTTCCTCAATCCCGCGCGATTCTTCATAATTGCAATGATCGAGTCCAAGGGCACTGCGCCTGTTGGGAACTCCACAGTCCCTGCTGGATCTAGATAAACAGAGCTACTCACGCTTGCACACATGATCACCACTTTCAGTATGACCCCTGCAACATGTTCAGTGGGGACCCCAAGTCCAGCGATGTCAGCAGTGATTTGTGCCATTTGCTCGGTGTTCGCCATGTTGTTGGACACAGATCGGATTTCCATCTTGAACAGCTCATCTATTGAAAACCGCGAGTATGGGTTCTCCGGATTCCTCCGCATTTCAGGGGTCGGCTCAAGTGAGGGCCTACCTATCTCAAAAGAGATGTTGCTCAATGTAGAATTGTGCCTTTTCGAGGCCATGAGTTCAATCAACCTGATGAGCCTCTGCTCCAGCATAGCCTCTTCATTCTGCCCGTGCCCTTGATTTGGGCCAACTCTATGCTCCTCTACGTTCCTGGGCGGCGGCGCAAGCGGCACAGTTTGTGGTGTCTCTCCTGAGCTTGTCGGATCCGGTTTGGGCGGCATTTTCTCTGTGGGACAGTTTCTTCGAACTCTTACCTGTGAACCTAAAGGTGCTTCAACGGCCCCAATGTTGCTACGGCTTCCACTAAATCTCTTGTGAGCTCGCAATTGACTAGCCGGACTGATTCCCCAGTGATGAGTAGAACGCAGCTTGTATTTCCTGGCCTGAGCACATACCAACTTAGCGCGAATGCCAAGATGAAAACCATTAAGCACTGTGCACTCGGTTGCACCTTGGACAGCATGGAGCATGACGCCCTGATAAGCAGATGAGCGCAACTAGAAGTAAAACTAGCAGCCAAGGTTGAGCGTACCAGTGATTACCAGGCTCAACAGAATTCAACTTCGCGGGTTTAAAGTAATCAATAGCTTTAGTGCCGTCGCGATACCGCCCCCCGTGTGGGAGGTTGTGCTGCGAATCCCCAACGATTGGTAGTGTACTCCTAGTGAACAATGCTACTACGGCGGCAAGGGACACTCCCAAAGCTGCAGCAATGTATAACCCTGTGTAGTTAGGCGGCGGTGTAAGTGGCATCAGGGCACAATATGAGCAAGCTCTTGGTGTGCCTCGTTAAGCACTGAAAAGCAGCAGCCTTATCAACCAGCGGACCGTTCTCAGAAGTGACGAAGGTTACGTGTTCGAAAGTGGCCCCGCGCACCTCACCAATGCAGCTTGCCTCGACACCGTGGCTCCTCAGTAACTCTCCAACTTCCGGCTCGAAGTACACAATAGTATCCCTAGGGTCAACTGTGAAGATATCTGCAATTTGAACTGAATCTTGACCTTCTGCCTGCACGTCCCAACCCAAATCTCTCAAAAGGGAAGCGGTACACTTGCCAAAGCGATGGCTCAATGTTTTGATGAAGTGCGCCCGGTATGG